TCGCCTCTATATAAATAAAGCATAGGAGGGAAGCTATGCACCCATTTTTGAATGTAACAAAACTTACCGACGAAGAAATCATTGAAAGATTAGGCAAGGCTTATTCTCATATGAATTATCAGAAGGCACTTGGTCATAGTCCAACGGTCTTAAGCATACAAGAAGTAATTCAATCTTTAGAAGAAGAAAGACACAATCGTATGCAAAAAATGATGGATGATGAGTTTAAGAGAAAATATCCAAAGGATCAGGATTCGATCGAATTGGGAAAACTTGAAGATTAAGGAATATCGTTATGATGAAGCGTGGTAAGCACACCATTAGAAGCTATATGACATTAGAGTATCAATTTAGCGGTATCAGAATCCAAGATGGATATTTAACACCGGTAGATTGGAACTTAAGTGTAAATCTAATTGCTACAGATAAAAAAGGTAAAGCAAAAGAAGAAATAGAATTAAAAGCAGCTACCACTTTTCAGAAACTCTATTTCTGGCTCGACACAAATCTCCCAAGTGTTGCTATGGTTGACATCGGTAACGAAGAAGACTTGTACTTAGCAAACTTATCGTCTAACATTACAATGTATTGTCCCGGTAACCCCGGTGATGATGTGATAATTCAGTTACTGCATTCTAAACTATCTGCATTGGCAGGTACAGATTTAGTAGTCGGCGAAATAAAACTCAAAGGCAGTGATTCAATGCTTCAATATACCTTTGATCGTCCCGAAACTGGTTATCTAATGCCGGCCACAGTAAAAGAATATTATAGTGAAGGTATTGCGAGGGATCATATACCTTGGTGGAATAGAGACGATGGATTTTGTTTTGAATTCATTCGACCAGACGATGCCGAGGGGACTGATGAAGAATTATTCAAAGATATTATGGATCCGATGGACGAATTTAAGCGCATTCTATCCGAAGTAGATAATGCACATATTGGATTAGTAAAAGAACCTGCTAAGATTGTACAGGTAGAAAAATGGAAACCAAGGAAAGTAGAATAAAAACAAATAAGTACGGTCAGGTGATTTTATCGAGCGATAATCTAAGAGAATTATTATTGCAAGGTAAAAATATCAGTCACCTGAATGTAATTCGTGACGAAGAGATTGAATTATTTGAGAAATATCAATCAGAGTTACTTCCTAAAACTATTACATTTCTTGACACACCCGAAGAAACTTTAACATTTGAGGAGTTTCACGAAAAATGTTCAGGAGAATGGATTTTTCCTGTAATTTATCAGCAATTAGATGTTAAGACTTGGCTATTATCAAAATGCGGTAACCAAGAAGAAATTGATCGAGTAAATTTAGAATACCAACTCTACGAAGATCGTGACTTAATTATGCTACTTAGGATGTTCATTTATCTTATTAGCTATCTAAGAGAAAATAAATTTGTATGGGGTGTAGGACGCGGATCTAGTGTTTCATCTTATATATTATATTTGATTGGTGTACACAGAGTAGATTCTTTAAAGTACGGGTTAGAAATTAAGGATTATTTAAAATGAAATTGCTAACAATAAATTATCAAGACACATATGGAACAGAAGTTATTGGAAAATCTGTAACTATGAAATTCCAGCCAGAGGGCAACGGACTATATAAGCTTATTGTTACTGAAGAGGCGTTACAGGATATCGTGGATATGGCAAATATTCGCGGACTAGATATTAAATTAGAGGAAAAAGAATAATATGGCAAGACATGTATCATACCGCGGCACAACAATCGATATGGATTCAATGCGTCGTGAGAACGAAAAAGTACCAGCAATTGGCAATATGCAAGTGAATGCTAAAGGTGATAAAATCAAAGGCGGGAAAGTTACAAAGACCGCAGACGAAATTGCAAGAGAGCGTGGACGAATTCAATCTGCAATTGTTAGCACTGGACTAAAAGGTCCTATGCCAGCATCTCCCGATAATATAAATGTAAATCAAAAGAAACCACCGGTTGAATCGACTACTAAGAAAGTAACACCGGCAGAAAAAGAATTGCCTAACGGCGACATTGTTATTGACGAAAGCAAATAATGAAAATTAAAGCATTAAAAGGTAAGGTATTAGTTAGTGATCTGGAACGCGGTTCTCGAATTGTCCGTGGCATTATTATTCCAGATGATAACGGTAAAAGTGAAGGCATTCGTCCTCGCTGGGGTAAGGTTTACTCTGTTGGTGAGGACATTGTAGATATTACACCCGGTCAATGGATTCTAATCGAGAACGGTCGATGGACTCGAATGCTTAAAGTTAGGGAAGATGACGGAAGCGAAACTCAGGTTTGGGGTGTTGAATGGCCACAATCTGTGATGCTAGTCTCAGATACAGATCCCGAAGATGTAGAAATTTTTTCAGTATTCTCGGCAGCAAACGAACGAGCCCCTATTTGACTTTCAGAGCCGAAGCTTGTTACACTTGTTACACATTAAAGGATTGCTGTGAAAGAACTTTGGACTGAGAAATACCGCCCGACTAGCATTAAAGATTATGTCTTTAAGGACGCTAGGCAAAAGAGGCAAATTGAAAAGTGGATTGCCGACGGTGGACTTCCACATATGTTATTATCCGGGGCCCCAGGTACAGGTAAGACCACACTCGCAAAAGTGCTATTACACGAACTTGAGATCAATGATTTTGACATTAAGGAGGTCAATGCATCGAAAGACAACAATGTTGATTTCATACGCGATAGTATTACGCGGTTTGCCGAAACGATGGGCTATGGTGAAATTAAATACGTACTACTCGACGAAGCAGATTACCTTACCGTCAACGCCCAAGCCGTACTCAGAAACACAATGGAGAGATACGCAAGCACCGTCCGATTCATCTTAACTTGCAATTATCCTCACAAGATTATTCCGGCCATTCAGTCACGCACTGAAACTGGTCGTATGCATATCGATAAGTTAGACAAAGATGAATTCACTCTCCGCCTTGTCAACGTTTTAACCTCAGAAAACGTCGACTTCGATATGGACACAGTTGACACTATGGTACAAGGGACGTATCCCGATCTTCGTCGCGGTATTAGTGTAATTCAGGCTAATTCTTACGACGGAAAACTACACTTACCCGAGTCCAGCGAAAGTGTCAGCGATTACAAGATTGATATGATTGCGTTATTTAAGGCTGGTCGATATAAAGAAGCACGTCAACTAATCTGTACACAAGTTAGTCAAGAAGAGTATGAAGATATTTTCCGATTTATGTACCAGAACTTAGAGATCTGGGGTGAAGAGGATGAAAAACAAAATAAATGTATCTTAGTTATTAGAGACGGATTGGTAAAGCACACAAGTTGCGCCGATGTTGAAATTAACCTAAGTGCTACATTATGTGAATTAGAAATGATTGCGAAAGGCATATTATGAGCAAAGAAAAAGTATATATTGTATTGTCACACAAGAATAGCCTTAAGAAGGGTTCTAAGACTGAATGGGAAGTTACCGAAACTGTTGAGTTTGTAAATCAACTCCGTCGTAGACATAATACAATGGCGAGTGCTATCGGTGACTACCTAAACGAAAAGATGATTTGTGGAACACGCTTTGGTATGACAGACTATAGCAAGTTTGAAGACTATATTCGAAACAAATATAAGGATCAACTTGCACAACTCGATAAGGCCTACAAACCTTACGAAGAACCGGAAGTCGTTGAAGAAGATACTACTGAAGTTATTTCGGACCAATTTGGCAACATTCGAGCAAAGACCGTATTTGATGTCTAAAGAAAAACATATTCTAACCGACGCCGATGGCGTCCTTGTAAACTGGTTATCCAGGTTTGAAGTCTTTATGGCCGAACGCGGATATCCACGTGCAGAAGGAACTGAGCACGAATATGCTATCACAAAGAGGCACAAGAATGTGCCCGAAGAAGTTGTTACTTCTTTACTGCGTGATTATTCGGAAAGCGAGCATATTGCAACACTGGACCCATTCGCGGATTCTGTGAAATATGTTAAGTTACTAGGCGAGCAAGGTTTTCGGTTCACTGTTATTACTGCATTGAGTGATTCCCCTCTCGCCACGATGAATCGAATGAAAAATTTGCACAATTTATTTGGCAATGTCTTTAACGATATTCAATGTATTAAAATGGGTGCAATAAAGACTGAGTTTCTACGTCCCTGGGAAGGAACTGGACACTTTTGGATTGAGGATCATCCAGGTCAAGCTGTCGCAGGACATCAACTTGGATTAAAATCGATTCTTATCGACCATCCCCATAACAGAAATCACATTGACGACTTATTCCCTCGAGTGAGCAATCATTCTCCTTGGGAAGAGATTTATGAAATGGTAATGAAGCACTATTAAATTAGTTCTTCACATAGAAGATTACAGTTAGTGCACTAGACGAAAGCACCGAGTTAAGTAGGCGCGAAGGCCGACCTCTGCTCAAAATACCTGCAATGGTATCTCCACTAAGCTTCTATAGTGGTTGTGATGTCCCCGATACGCAAAGTTATCGACATATCCTCCAATGAGGTGAAGTAGGCATCACACTAAGCCATTTAAAAGTTTGTTTCTGGCACGTGAACGAAAGGTATGCCCAGAAAGTTGCGTTACGAAGGACTGAAAGTTAAGTAACAATGCAGCGAGCAGAAATGCCCCATCCATGACACCCTACGGGGTATAGTTGACATAATCAATCCAACACTATCTAAGGTCATGTTTCAGTCTTATGTCGAAACCGTCGAGGGTGGAGTTGAAATTCCAAAATTTTTTTGGGTGTTTTGACGATACCCTTTCTATGACTCTCCCGTCGGATTTATGAAACTCTCTTTTGCTTTGTGATCACAATTATTATTCGCTTATTGTGACTATGCATTTACTCTTATCACACAGCCATTAAAATAGGACTACACGAGTCCTATTTGTTTTACTTACGAAACGCTTTGATTAAAAGTCTTCATCGTATAGATCAAGAACTTCAGCAACTAATGGATCACGTTCAACGTGTTGAACACCAAATGTGCAGATAGCCATTGTTTCTTTACGATTTGCAGTGTAACGCTCGATAAAGTCTTTTAGTCCGTTCTTTTCAAACCCACGATCGTGCTGCTTTAAGTCACCTGTGATAATCATAGAACTACCGTCACCGATACGTGTCAACAACATCTTCATCTGCTCAGGAGTTGCATTTTGCATTTCGTCAGCGATGATGTAGCACCATTTGAAAGTGCGACCACGCATAAACCCGAGAGGTGCAATTTCAATAGAACCTTCTTCGAGCATCTTCTTTGTCTCGATAAGTCCGTAATACTCTTCAAAGACGTCCATAATTGGCTTTGTCCACGGTTCCATCTTTGCGTTCAGATCTCCTGGCAAAAATCCGTGTTTTTCGTCTACGCTAACTGCAGGACGAGTAATAACAATCTTTGTAATTTCTCCTTCTCTTAAGGCCTTAATTGCGCGAAGAACTGCTAACAATGTCTTACCTGTACCAGCGGGTCCTACTGCAAATACCATACGCTTATCTAGAATTGCTTCAACATAAGTCTCTTGTGCTGTATTTCTTGGAAGTAGTTCGACTCTCTTATAACTTCTATTTCCTAATTTGACAATATTTGTAGATGAAGACTCATCAGCATATTGACGTGGTTGTGAACGCGATGGGGCCTTCGTAGAGGCTACTTTGCGATTTCTGCTCAAGGGTGTGCTCCTTTGTTTGTTTTTGTGGAGTTGATGGGGTTACTGGACGAGAATTGTCCACCCGGTAGAACGTCGACAGTATTATCGAGTGTATGTTGCATACATATCTATTTATATCTTCTGGAACACTTAGGGGATAATACTTTAGTCTTTTTCAAAACATTGAGAAACTCTTAAGATCTTGATAAATACTCAAAAGAGGGTAACAATGACAACAGACTTAGATTCCATTAAAAAGACGCTTGTAGGTATTTCAAGGGGTGACACCATTCTTGATACGCTACTTGAGTTTGAGCGCACGCTCGATAATGCAGAAGTGTTTGCATATAAAAATTGGATCTTGGGAGAATTAGTTGAAGGACCAGATATTGGTCGTTACTGGTACACAGTGACATTTATGTATCCGGCGAAGAAGATGCCAGATCCCAACGCCGGACTTCGTTTAACGAAATTAGGTGCTAAGGTAAGTTATAAGAAGGGTAAGTTTAAAAGACCCACGAAAGTTAAAGGTCCTGCTGACTGGGTTGATCCAGAGACCAAACGTGCTAAGATGATCGATAGTGATATTTGGTTAGTGACGATAGAACTGCCACTTAAATATATCCAACGTGGCCTCGAACACACCGATGATATTATTCAGCAAGACATTGAAAATACAAACGCAGAACTGGCAGACGCATTTGAAGAAGATTCTCCGCCAGAAGCTGCAGTGCCAGACGATATGGCTCAACCCGATAATGGAATGTCCGGTCAGGGTGAAGAGCCGCAAGAGGATAACATATGAGTTTAAAGAATGGCGATCTATCAGGTACAATCCTGCCGGATGTCTCTGTCGACGAGTTTGAGCCGAAAGCTGGCAGCGAACAAGATGTCATTGTTGTGGCATTTTACCTTAAAGACGAAGATCCTGCGGAAGACCTTAACACATTCATCCAACGAGGGTTTATCGACACCTTGGATGTTGAAGTAAGTCCCAATACAGACGAGGAAGGGCGATATCTCGTCTTCGTCGAAATGTCGAGAGATGAGACTTTTCTTAGTAAACTCACCGCGCTCTTATTAGACGTAGGGAATCTGACAAAAGATCACGACTGGAAAATTAAGACCTACTATTCGGGTGATCAGGTGTTCAGTATTGACGATCCCGAACTTGCAAGTTTCCTAATTTTAGACTCAAATTCATATGTGCCTAAGGATAAATTTAAAATGAAAGACATTGAAGAAAGCATTAATTTATTTTTTGAAGGCTCATTAGTCTCCGGCTTGACTATTGCAGGTAATGTCGTTACACTTAGTCACTACGGCAGTAAAATAATCGCGGAAGTTGTCGACGTCGGCGAATATGATACTGTTATTGGCAGAAACTTTTTAAGTGAATCTGCATTCGGTGTTGGTAAGAATTCATACGAGGCAAAAGTATTGCAGAGTATGCTTGGAAACTGCCAAGTCTTATCACTTGGAAAATTCCTGTGCGTCAGTAGGGACGACACAGTAATGCTATTAAATGATACTCAACTTCAATACGGGAAATAAACACTTGGCTAAAGACAAAGATGATATGATTATTACTAAGGGACGTGTTACTGATGCAAGTCCCGGAGCTCGATTTAAAGTCAAATTAGAAAACGGGCACGTCTTAAATGCCATTGTTAGTGGAAAAATTCGCAAGAACAATATCCAGATTCTTCTCGACGATCTTGTCGAAATTGAGATGAGTCCGTATGATATGAACTTGGGACGTATTACATACAGGTTCTAAAATGTTTGGACTAAGTATAAGTGAATTACTTCAAATAGGTTTTTCCTATATTCTAAAATCAATTGTCTTCGTTGTGTTGTGGCCGATTGAATTAGTAAGATCGCTTTGGTGAAGAAAGTACATAATGAGTAAACGGGATTATTACGAAGTCCTGGGTCTCGATCGGAGTGCTTCCGACGAAGATATCAAAAAAGCCTATCGCAGACTTGCGATGAAATTTCATCCCGATAGAAATACAGGTGATGGACAAAAAGAGGCTGAAGAAAAATTTAAAGAGGTTAAAGAGGCCTATGAAACTCTCTCTGATCCATCTAAGAAATCTTCTTACGATAACTATGGTCACGCAGGTGCTGGTAGTTTCCACAGTAGTAATTTTTCCGATGTAGATCAAGAACATTTTAGAGATATTTTTTCCCAGATTTTTGGGGCTCACGCAGGATTCGGCAATTTTGCTCAGGCTAAAAAACAGACCATACATACTGTGAGGCTTACGTTAGAGCAGGCATATTGCGGCTTAACCGCACAAATCGACGGCGCAAAAGTACAGATACCTGCGGGTACGAGAGACGGCACACGATTTTATGTCGCGGACAAGCTATACCGGGTACATATTAATCCACATCATAAGTTCAAACGCGCAAATGACGAATTGCTGGTGGATGCCACTATTGATTCTATCGAAGCAATGCTCGGTGTTGAAGCATTCCTTGAACACTTAGACGGAATTAAGTTACAATTTACTATCCCCGCAGGTATTCAGCACGGGCAGATTGTAAAATTGAACGGTAAAGGTATGAAAAATCCAGAGACAGACAAGTTCGGAGATTTAATGATTCGTATAAGTATTACTATACCGAAGTCATTAACCGATGAAGAAAAAGATCTTCTGAAGAAGATGAAGCACAGAGATACTATCAATATTTAAGGAAATAAATGAGTACCAAAAAAGTCGAAAAGATGATCGAACACGCAGTTGGTATCGCTAATGATAACAACCACGAATATGTTACTCTTGAGCATATTTTGCTATCACTACTTCACGAGAAAGAAATTAACGAATTAATTCTTTCAATCAGCGGCCAGCCTGCAAAGATTAAGGCAGACGTCATTGCATTCCTGAGCGATCCTGCACTTAAAAAGCCAGAGGCACTTAAGGATGTTCCTGCAAAGAGGACTGCTGTGCTAAATCGCACATTCCAACGTGCACTTACGCAACTTGTGTTTAGCGGTCGCTCAGAATTAAACAATGAGGCAGTGCTCCTGAGCATCCTTAGCGAAGAAACAAGTCACGCATATTATTTCTTGGGAAAGAATGGCGTAACCAGAGAAAAGATTATCGCACAACTGCGCAAGGTAGAATCCGAAGAGAAGGCAGAAAATGCTGAAGAAACGCCACTGGAGCAATTTGCACGCAACCTGAACAAGGAAGCGGAAGATGGCACGATCGATCCTGTCATCGGACGTGAACGCGAAGTTACAGACACAATCGAAATCTTAGCGCGGCGTAAGAAGAATAACGTCGTCTATGTGGGTGAACCTGGTGTAGGTAAGACAGCACTGGCTGAAGGACTTGCACTTCGTATTGTGCGTAAGGAAGTTCCAAAGGCTCTGCAAGAGAAGGTAGTCTACAGTCTAGATATGGGTGCATTGCTTGCAGGAACAAAATTCCGAGGTGATTTCGAAGAAAGACTGAAGGGAGTTCTCGATCAGATCAAGAAGTTGAAAAACTGTATCTTGTTTATCGACGAGATTCATATGATCCTGGGTGCCGGTTCCACAACCGGAAGTCAGATGGATGCAAGCAATCTATTGAAGCCGATGTTGGCTAAGGGTGAATTGATGTGCGTTGGTGCTACTACATTTGATGAGTATCACGAACACTTTGAAAAAGATAAAGCATTGGTGCGTCGCTTCCAGAAATACGACATCAATCAACCTTCGGTTGCAGAGACTAAGCAAATCCTGAAGGGAATCGCATATCAATACGAAAAATTCCACGGTGTTACATTCAACGCTGATGCTCTTGATCTGTGTGTTGATTTGGCCGATCGTTATATGAAACAAAAGTTCTTCCCGGATAAGGCTATTGATATTATGGACTCAGCCGGTGCAATTGCAAAGCTTTCAGAACTTAAGGTTGTTGATAACGATCTTGTACTGAAGCAAGCATCAAAAATTTCTAAGGTTCCAGCAGCGATGATGGATATGAAGGAAAATGATGCACTAGAAAATCTTGCACCGAGGGTGAAGGATAAGGTTTATGGACAAGACGAAGCAATTGATCGCCTAGTCGAAGCAATCTTTATGTCTAAGGCAGGTTTGCGTAATCCAAGTAAACCAATTGGTAGCTTCTTATTTACTGGCCCAACTGGTACAGGTAAGACTTATACTGCCAAGCAACTTGCTAAACAAATGGGCATACATTTCCAGCGTTTTGATATGTCTGAATATATGGAAAAGCACACGGTTGCTAAATTCATCGGTGCACCTCCGGGCTATGTTGGACACGGTGAAGGCAAGAACGGTGAAGGTCAGCTCATTCAAGCAATTGAATCTAATCCAAACTGCTTATTGCTACTTGACGAAATTGAAAAGGCTCACCCCGATGTTGCAACTGTTCTACTCCAAGTTATGGATGACGGACGTTTGACTTCTTCGAAGGGTAAGACTGTTGATTTCTCTAACGTAGTAATCATTATGTCGGCTAATTTGGGTGCTGCAGATGCAGAAAGACTTAGAATTGGTTTTGGTAATCAAGATAATAGTGGTGCAGTGGATGCTGAACTTAAGAAGTTCTTTAGTCCAGAGTTCCGTAATCGCCTCGATGCAATCGTTAAGTTTAATAAATTGACTATGGTTGAGATGAATCTTATTGTTAATGCCGAAGTTGATAAGACTGTTGAAATGCTTGCTCCGAAGAATATTACACTAAATGTTACTCAACAAGCACGAGATTGGCTGGCAAAGAACGGTTATGATCCAAAGATGGGTGCACGTCCGTTTGAACGACTTTTCGAAGAGAAGATTAAGAAACCTCTTAGTAAGGAAATTTTGTTTGGTCAGCTTAAGAATGGTGGCCGCGGAAATGTAGATATTGTTAATGGAGAACTATCTGTTACGGTACTGACTCCGGTGGTTGAAACACTACTTTTAAATTAATTTAAATTATAGTAAAAAGCGCCCTAGGGCGCTTTTTTTGTGACTTACCCCTTAGTAGGATAAATACTAAAACTATTCACAGGGGACCTATAATGGGCGTACAATTCGCAGGTAATATTTTAGTTCAGGCAAATGGAGGTCCGCTTCCAATTTCAGCAGGCGGTACCGGGCAGACAACTGCACCGACAGCAATTAATGCCTTACTACCAACTCAAGCCGGACAGTCCGGCAAAGTTTTGACAACTAATGGTACAAATGTATCTTGGTCATTGACATCGGGTGGTACTCCGGGTGGTTCGGATACACAGATTCAATATAACGATTCTGGTACCTTTGGTGGAGGTGCGTTCTTAACAATCAATAAAACAAGTGGTGCAGTAACTAGCACGTCAAGTATTACATCTACATCATCAAATATAAGTGATATTGTTGATTCCTATAGAACCCTTCATTATCAAACATCTGGTTCTAACCGTTGGTTAGCACAGGCAAACAGCACCGCAGAAACTGGTGGAAATTCTGGTTCTGATTTTGAATTTGTACGTGTCGCAGATAATGGCTCTACACAAAATATTGTCTATAGTGTTACAAGAAGTACTGGAGTCCTCGACTTTAAGGCAACTCCGACAATCAACGGCACGCCGATTGGTTCGGGCGCAGGTACTGTAACATCTGTCAGCGTATCTGGCGGAACAACAGGTTTAACTTCGTCGGGCGGTCCGGTTACCGGCTCGGGTACAATTACATTAGGTGGCACACTTGCAATTGCAAACGGTGGTACTGGTCAAACAACTCAAACCGGCGCAGCAACAGCAATTCTTCCATCTCAAACTGGTCAATCAGGTAACTTCTTAACAACAAACGGATCTACTGTTTCTTGGGCAAGTATTCCGGCGGCCGGAGTAACTTCTGTAGCAATGACTGTTCCATCTTTCCTATCGGTTAGTGGCTCTCCGATTACTTCATCGGGTACTTTAGCTGTTACATTATCTGGAACTGCATTACCTGTAGCAAACGGTGGTACAGGATCCACAACAGCTAATACAGCATTCAATACATTAGTTCCGTCACAAGTTACCAATAATGGTAAATTTTTAACCACCAACGGCACAAATACATCTTGGGCAACTATTGCGCCGGCAACTTCACTACAGGCAACTGGCGCAGCCTCTGTTAGCACTTCTACTACCGGCGCGTATGTAGGCGTTGATGGTAACGGGTCTCCGATTTTTGCCCTTGTTAATGCGACTGCTCCAGCAAACGCACGTTATTCTGAAATTTATGTAGATGGTACTGCTGGAAATATAAATTATCAATTATTAAATGATGCTAATAGTTCGAGCGGTGTGTATATGTCTGTCGCACGCTCAGGAAATACTGCAACAAGTATTACCTTTAACAGTACCGCAATGACAATCAATAGTGCGGTCACTGCTACATCATACACTGGTAGTGGCGCTGGTCTCACATCTCTTAATGCAAGTAATCTCTCAAGCGGTACAGTGCCAACAGCACAACTTGGTTCTGGAACAGCAAACAGCACAACATATCTACGTGGTGATAATACTTGGCAGACTATAAGCACGAGTGGTACCGGAACTGTCACTTCTATTGGCGTAAGTTCAAATGGTACATATTCTGGTGCACTTACTGTCGGTTCGTCCCCGGTAACTACATCCGGTACGATCACTATTACACCTAATATTTTTACAAATACAACAGCTGGCGTAGTACCACTTAGCGGTGGCGGAACTTCAAACTTCTTGCGTGCTGATGGAACTTGGGCAACTCCAACAACAGGTGTTGCAGCAGCTGGAACATTAACCGGCACAACATTAGCTTCAAATGTAGTAACTTCTTCGTTAACTTCTCTTGGAACTATTGCTTCATTAAATGCAACAAATCTTACATTGACTGGAACATTAACAACTGGTGGTTCAACTGGAACCTCCGGTTATGTGTTAACCTCAAATGGATCTTCTGCTCCAACTTGGCAAGCTGTATCAGCAGGCACTGCAGCAGCCGGAACATTAACTGGTACGACACTTGCAAGCAACGTAGTGACATCAAGCCTAACATCGGTTGGCACATTAGGTTCCCTGACGGTTACTGGCGCGGTTGCTGGTAGTTCCTTCTCTGGTGCAGGCACAGGCCTAACTGGTACTGCATCGGCCCTAAATATTGGAGGTACAGCAGCAAAGTCGAGTTCATTACAAGGAACAGGTCTTGCTTCTGTTAGCACTTCAACTACAGGTTCATATGCAGGATTAGATGGTAATTCTTTACCTTTATTTGGATTAGTAAATTCCAGTGCAGGCGCCGATTCTAAATACTCTGAAATTACCGCTACAACTACAGGTTTGAATTTTCAATTTTTAAATGATGCAAATGGCTCATCCGCTTCTTGGCTATCGGTGCTTCGTACTGGTCTTACTGCAACCAGCATTACTTTCACTGGTACAGCTATAACACTTACCGGAGCAGCATCTGCAACTTCTTTTAGTACTGGTAATTTAACACTAACTGGAACATTAACAACTGGTGGTTCGACTGGAACTTCCGGCTATGTCTTAACCTCAAACGGATCCGCGGCCCCGACTTGGCAAGCTGCAGGCGCCGCGGCAGGATCATTAACCGGTACGACACTTGCATCTAATGTAGTAACTTCTTCGTTAACTTCTGTAGGTACAATTACTACTGGTACTTGGTCCGGTTCTTTTGGTGCGGTATCTGGTGCAAACCTAACTTCACTAAATGCATCTAATCTTGGATCGGGAACTGTTCCAACAGCTCGTCTTGCTACCGGTACTGCTTCTTCATCCACATACCTACGTGGTGATGGTACCTGGGCAACACCGGCCGGATCCGGTACTGTTACATCTGTAACAGTCAGTGGTGCAAACGGCATCGGCGTAAGTGGTTCCCCAATCACAAGTAGCGGAACTATTGCATTAACCCTTGGCGCTATTACGCCATCGTCCGTGGCATCAACTGGCGCTATTAGTGGTACATCAGTAACTTCAGCAACATACACTTCAACTGCCGCAATGAGTATCGCTTCCGGCGGAACAGGAAATGCTATTACAATTGCTCCTCCGGGAGGCGCAGGTGTAGGTGCTGTAAATATTACACCGGGTGCATCAACATCTGGTGTCGGTGGTAACATTGTAATTACTGGTGGTGCAACCAATGCAACAAGTCAACAGGCAGGTGCAATAAACATTACGGGTGGTGCTTCAACTGGTACAACAGGCATTGGTGGACCAATAAGTATTATTGCAGGATCCGGTACACAAAACGGTGGTACAATAACAATTACCAGCGGCGCCGGTGGTTCGCAGGCCGGCGGCGCGATAACTATTAATACAGGTACCAGTACCAGTAATAATACATCGGGTGCAATATCAATTAGTACTGGTGTTACCACAAATGTCGGCAGTATCAGCATTATTCCGGGAACTGTAAATTCCGGAACAAATGGTACTGCAGGCGCGGTAACAATTACTGGCGGATCAACAGGTGCTACCAGCCAAGCTGCCGGCGCCCTAAATCTTACTGCAGGATCTTCAACTGGAACAACAGGTATCGGTGGTACGACTACACTCGCAGGTGGTTCAGGAACTCAGAATGGTGGTCCAGTTATAATTCAGGGTGGAGCAGGTGGTTCGCAGGCCGGCGGAGATATAACTATTGTTCCGGGAACTGCATCTGGATCTGTACCCGGAAGCGTTTTAATAGGCACCAAAGCACCTGCAACTAACTCTTCGGGTGGATTTCCATATATGCCAGCAATGGCTGGAGCGCCCACAGCAGCACCATCGGCTAAAACTGGATTTGTCGCGTTCACATACGATACAACAAACCATAAGCTATGGATTTATGATACTAATACAAATACCTGGAGAGGAATTGCACTAACTTAAAAACAGCGCCCTTAGGGCGCTTTTTTAATATCTAGATAAATATAAAACTATTTTAAGGATCAATTATGGGTGTACAATTCGCAGGTAATATATTAGTTCAAGCAAATGGAGGGCCACTACCAATTGCAAATGGAGGAACTGGGCAGACAACTGCACCAACCGCAATCAACGCATTACTCCCATTACAGACAGGTAATGCTGGAAAAATATTAACTACAGACGGAACTAATGTATCTTGGGTATCGGGCGGATCTGGGGCCTCGGCAGCAGGATCCGATACCCAAGTTCAGTATAATGATTCCGGTAATTTTGGTGCAAACGCAGGACTCACTGTCAATAAGTCAACTGGCGCACTAACATCAACATCTTCCTTAACTTCTCAAAGTTCAAATATTACCGGTGCGACTTCTACATATAGAACGCTTCATTATCAGACTGCTGGCTCTGATCGTTGGTTGATGCAGGCAAATAATTCTGCAGAAAACGGTACTGGTCTTGGATCTAATTTTGAATTTGTTCGCGTTGGAGATAATGGTGCTACTCAAAATATTGTTTATAGCGTTGCAAGAAATACTGGTGTATTAGATTTTAAGGTAACGCCCACAGTTAATGGAACAGCTATTGGAACAGGAACGGTAACTTCAGTTTCTGTAACGTCCGCAAACGGAGTGTCTGGAACAGTAGCAAACAATTCAACCACTCCTGCAATTACTTTAAGTCTTGGTGCAATTACTCCGACATCGGTTGCATCAACTGGTAGTATTTCCGGTACTTCTTTAGCTATTACTAATTCTTTGTCAGTGGGCGGTGATCCAGGAACATCTGGATATATTCTTACATCAAATGGATCTGGCTCTAGCCCATCTTGGATGGCTAACACAGGACCCACAGTATTAGCGGCCACTGGGGCATTTCCGAGTATTCCTACTGGTGCAACTGGTGTATATGCTGGTGTATATACTGGAAATGCTCGTATTGATTTCTACAATGGTTCTGCCAGTGTCGGAAATCAAGTAATGTATATGCAGGCTAATTCCGATGGATCAACTAATCTTGGATTTACCGCAAGTGGATCGGGTGATATTAACTTTATGAAAATTTCACGTAGTGGAACAACCGCAACCACTATAGCATTTACTTCTACATCAGCTTCTTTTAGTGGTGGTGTCACTGCTTCGTCATTCACAGGTGCTTACAGTGGCTCGGGTGCAAGTCTAACGAGTCTGAATGCGTCAAATCTTTCAACAGGTACAGTTCCTATTGCTCAACTTGGTTCTTCTGGAACACCATCGAGCACAACTTATCTGCGTGGTGATAATACCTGGGCAAATCCAACTTCAATTTACGAAGTACCATTAAGTATTCAAGGTACACTTACCGCAAATGCCAAAGTTTTAAACTTTGTGGCAGTTCGTTCATATTCTCTTCCAGCATCACTTACTGGATCTTATGCAAAGGCCGGTACTACCGCTTCCGGTTCAAGCACACTTACAATTACTAAAAACGGAACGTCAATTGGATCAATTACATTTGCTGCTAGTGCAACTAATGGTACTTTTTCTTTTACTTCTGCAGTTACTTTTTCTGCAGGTGATCTATTAGTAATTACTGCGCCAGGAACTGCTGATGCCACACTTGCTGATCTTGCAATCAATCTTCTTGGAACAGGACTATAATGCCTCATATCTTTACGTGGTTTCAACAAACTCCACTTGTACCTCAGGTGGTCGTTCAGTACGACTTCAACGGTAATTTGAATGATTCATCACCAAACGGAAATAATTTAACTGCATTATCAACTTCGGGATTGAGTTCTGCAGTTGTTAAATATGGAACTTCATCTTTTTCAGTTCCATATACCACAGCAGCTACAGGCGGAAAAGCAAATAATCCAATTTCTTTACCGGGAGACTTCACATTTGAAACTTGGTTTTACCTTACTGCGTTTGATACTAACTCAACCGGTACAAGAACTAGCTATGTCTTTACAACTAGTCCATCTAGTGGTACTGCAACAAATGCAGTCGATGTAGCAATTTTACCAACAGGTACACCCTACATTCGATATGTTAACGGAGTCAGCGCAACAACATTGACACCTACTGCAACAGGTCAGGTTGCTCTAAATACCTGGTATCATATTGCTGCTGTAAGAACCGGATCTACTGCCAAACTATATTTAAATGGCACTTCTATCGTATCTGGAACTATTGGAAATTTTGGTATATCTAATGTTCCTCTCGTTATCGGATGTGCACAATTCCTTGCTACTAATAACTATCGTCCGCTTCGTGGATACGTAGATGATTTCCGTGTTTGCTCGAATGCTGTCTACACCTCAAACTTTACACCTCCGGGACCATTCTAAGGGATTTTCTATTATCGATAAATTTTGATAAATAATAGAGCACAAGAAGGAACAATATGGCAATTAGAAAATCGGTATTAATGATGACGAACACTGGCACCAAGTGGAACCTCATCGGCGAACCAATTCGTGCTGATGCCTACTATGGATATACTGACGGATTACATACTGTTCAGGTTGTTTATCAAAACTTTGTTGGTGGGTTTGGTATTCAGGGAACTTTGGCACTAAAACCCCAACCAGAAGATTGGTTCTGGATCAAATTAAATCCGAATGGAGATGTTAATACTCCATTCATACCTTTTCCTATCGACCCACTTGCACCAACAGGGCAAAATGGTGGCGATACTGGATCGATGGCAACAACGTTTGTAGGAAATTTTGTCTTCCTTAGAGCAGTATTGTCACGAGAGTATTTACAGCCCGCAATGAGCCCTTATCAAGCTCAGTGGGATCAATGGCAATGGGGCCAGATCGACAAAGTCTTATTAAGCCTCTAAGGAATAAAATATGATTGTAGGTCAGAATACGCTTTTAAATCAGTATGTACCAACGTTTTATATTAAAAATATAACCGATGGACAAATTCTCATATATGATTCGGTGCGTAAAGCCTTTATCAATAGTGACAACATTGGTGGTGGCGGTAGCGCCACGAGATTGGGAGAATTAGAGGATGTATCACCAACTGTTGATAATCCTCTATCTTTACAAAATGGACAGGCCCTAGTCTATAACTCATTCACTAGTCTGTGGGAGAATTCTTTTACAGACTATAATACTCTACTCAATAAACCGGTAATTCCGACTAACAGTAGTTTTAGCTTCGCCGGATTAAGCGATACAGCTAAACCATCGCTACCGAACGGTTATGTATTATGGAACTCAGCAGGTTCGCAGCTGATCTATTCTACCACTATACCAGTTTCAAGCATTCAGGGCCTCGCCCCGGTCGCAACAGCCGGTACCTTAGGATCTTTAACAAATGTGTCTCCGACTTCGGATACATTAAATAATATCAGTGATATAGGTAAAACTTTATCTTGGAATGGGACGACGTGGATACCAGTAAATCCACAAATGAGAGTTGTTGCAACACTTAGCGCAAGGGATGCACTAACACCGACACTAGGCAATCAAGTTTATGTAGTTAATTCCGACGATGGCCAGGGTGATTATGTTAATGCGTGGAGTCTGTGGATTTATACTATCTCTGGACCATCAAACGGATGGACATTATTATCGAGGCAGCAATCTAGCGGAGGAGAATGCTCTACAATTGAATATACAATTGCAGATAATTCCCCTGCAGTAATAACAGTAGGAACATTACCGACTGGTGGAAGAATTACCTTAATTACAATTGAAGTAATTTCTCCATTCAGTGGCACACCATCGTTAGAAATTGGTTACACCATTGAAAATCCTTCAATGCCATCGCCTGTACCTGACGGCCTAATGTCAACGAGTGAAATTGACTTAACGACAGTAGGAACATACTCAACAATTTCGGATATCTTATTTGGGACCGATACCTTACCTGGTGATGTAGCAATTACCGCAAATTATGTAGCCGGTATACCGGGAACGGGTTCAGCACAAATCATAGTATCATACGTTTAAAAATAGCAGTTTGGATAAATAATAGCACCAAGGGCCGTAAGAAATGGCCTAAAATAATGGAGATTAAATAATGGCTAATGTTAAGAATTACGGTCTGATTGGTGTAGGTCAAAACCTACAGTTTGCGAAGGGTGGAGTAAACCTTCAAACAGCCACAGGCGCGTTTACACTTAAGGCTGCAGATGGCACGACCAATGCAACCTTAACTGCTGCAGGAATTACATCCTCGGCAGGAAATATCACACTTACTACAGGTGATTTAGTAGCATCATCGGGTAACCTAAATGCAACACTTGGTAACTTAAACCTTTCTGCACTCGGAGCATCTGTTGTCATTGGTACCGATACAACATTGAGCCGCCAACAGGCTGGTGTTTTCCAGTTTAATGGAACTGCAGCAGTTCTTCTACCAAGCGGTTCGACAGCACAGCAACCAACCTCTGCAGTCGCAGGTATGGTTCGTTACAACAATCAGACTCCTGGTGTTGAATATTACGACGGTTCTACTTCGTCTTGGAAGACATTAGCAACAGGCGGAAGCACTGGTGCACTTCAGACAGAAATTGATAATATTGAAACAACCCTTGGTGCTGCTATCAATAGTGATGGTACATATCATCAAGCTGGTTTCCCAAATGTTAGCGGTGTTCTTAACAATCCAGCAAGCTTCACAGATGCTATCAATCAAATTGCAACAGCAGTAAATACTGATGACAATCTAAACGAAATTTTCCCATCGACTGCAATTGGTAATATCATTTATGCAGGCGCCGGAAATGTTTGGACACAAGCTGCACCAGGAGCAACATCCGGTGTTCAAGCTTACAACGCAACACTTCAGTCGTTGGCTTCAAATACTAACTATGGTTTAATTACAGAACACTCAGACGGTACTGTTACTGGTGTTTCATTAGTTGCACCATCGCGTGGTTTTACAATTACCAATCCGGCCGGTCTTGCAGGCAACCCAACATTCGTATTGTCGAACAACCTAGCAGCACTTGAGGCAGATGTTACACCGGGTTACTATGTAATTACTGGTGACGGTACTTCGACATCACGTACTTTTGCAGCAGTTTCTGGTCAGTTAGTTATTACCGGTGATGCAACTGGCGTAACAACCAATACCACATACGGTTTGGCAACAGTTACACAAGCGAATACTGGTAACTTTGTTAAGGTTACACTCGATACATTTGGTCGTGTTACTGGTAACACAGCGGTTGTCACTGCTGATATCACAGCATTGACAGATTCGCAGTATGTACGTCAGGATGGTACATCGCCTGGTATGACTGGTTCATTGAACCTTGGTGGAAACACAATTACTAACGTTGGTGCTCCAGTTAACGCAACTGATGCAGCTAACAAGAATTATGTTGACAACGCAGTTTCGGGCCTATCGTGGAAAGAAGCCGCAGCAGTTGGTACCACTGGTAACATTGCACTATCGGGTCTACAGACTATCGACGGTTATACCACATTGGCTGGTGATCGTGTATTAGTTAAGAATCAAACTACTACTTCGCAAAATGGTATCTATGTTGCAGCGGCTGGTGCTTGGGCACGTTCTACAGATGCATCGACTACAGTCGAATTAGACGGCGCAGCAGTATTCGTATTCAATGGTACTGTAAATAAGAATACCGGTTGGGTACAGACCACAGCTAATCCAGTAATTGGTACAGATCCAATTGTTTGGGCTCAATTCTCTGGTGCTGGTGCTTATTCTGCAGGTGAAGGTCTAACATTAACTGGTACAGTCTTTAGCGTTAACGAAGGTGCCGGTATTACTTCCCTACCAACAGGTGAAGTTGGTATCGACTTGTATAATGCAACAACTGGCGCACTTATCCTTACAGACAATGGTACTGGAAGATCTACCGATGCAAATTCGCAACTATTCTTGTTGCTTGATACAACTGCCACTGGTGGTCTAGATCAAAACGCAAACGGTCTTTTCATTAAGGCTGCAGGTGTTACAAATACCCAACTTGTAAATAGCTCAATCACTATTGATGCTGACACAGGTACAGGTTCTGTATCGCTTGGTGGAACAACAAACATTAATGGTACTGCTCTACAAGGTATTTCAACAAGTGTTTCTGGATCGACCGTAACAATTACAGCAGCAAATGCAACCACAGCAGCAAAGGGTGTCGCAAGCTTCAACAGCGCATCGTTTAGTACAACAGCTGGTGCAGTTTCTCTACTAACTGTTGACGTTCCACACGGTGGTACTGGTGTTACAACATTCGTTGCAAACGAAGTTCTATACGGTAACGGAGCAAGCCCGATCGCTCAGTCCGCTAACTTCACATTCGACGGAACAAGCACATTAACTGTAGGTGGTGCATTACCTCTTGCAATTGACGGTGCAACCGGTTCTATCACAGCCACTGCTACAAATGGTGACTTAGTCCTTATGCCAAATGGTACTGGATCGGTTATCGTTGGTCCAGTTGGTGCTGGTTTAATCCAGTCCGATGTTGGTACAGCATTAACAGTTCAAGGTAACACAACATTAACATTGGCTTCGATCTCAGGTTCGACATCAATGGTATTGGCTGCTGGTACAGCGAACAAGGTTGATGTTAGCGGTCCAACAGCATCTGATTATGCAACTGGTCTAGCCCCAACCAATCTTGTTAACAAGTATTATGTTGACCAGGCAATTTCGACCGGAGCGTCTGCTGGTGCTGTTAAGGCATTCCAAGCAACTATTCCGTTAAATGCTAACGGTGCAACCAATATTGGTACAGCAATGCCAGCAGGTGCAACAATCCTTTCTGTTAAGGTAAATGTTACTGTCGCTGATGCAAGCGCAGTCCTAACTGTTGGTAAAACAGGTTCGGCATCAGCATATATGGCTGGTTCGGAAAATGATCCATCGAGCACCGGACTTTATGTTGCTGAAGATTTTGTTACAGAAAGCTCTTCCGTAACAGCAGTAGCAACTGTTACCGGTTCAACTGGTAGTGGTTCGGGTTCTTGTGTTGTTATCGTAACATATCAAGTCGCACAGTAATACTTAGGTATTTTCTAAAAGCCCTACTTCGTGTAGGGCTTTTTTATGACTGAAAACAATAAATATACTATAAGAAGGGGTTTATATGAAAATTTTTAAGATTATTGATGAATCGCTAAAGGATAACGCTACAGGTGGTTATTCTCACGCAAGAATTATTGCTATGCTGGTTGCGTTTGCTGCGACAGTTTTTATGTGGAAACTTATCTTATTAGGTGGGATGTCAATTGATTATTTTATGGCCTATCTTGCATATGGTACGGGTTCTATTAGTCTTAACAAATTACTAGATAATAAAGATGCTGCTCGTACCGAACAGGCTAGAATTGTTAATTCGGTAACCCCTGTGGACAAAGTTGATACATCTAAATAAATCTGCTATAATAGTAAATGGCTAAAACAATTGTTTTTACATTTGGTAGAATGTCACCACCGACTATTGGACACCAAAAATTGGTCACCAAGGTTGTAGAGGTTGCAAGAAGCAGACAAGCGCATCACGCCGTATATCTGTCACAATCTTACGATAACGTAAGAAATCCACTCGAATGGGATTTTAAGCGTCGTGTGTGTGAAGCAGCGTTTAAGGGTGTAAATATCTCTCAGGATATTTCTATTCGATCACCTTTTATTGCACTAAATAGTTTTATAGGTATATACGAAAATGCGGTGCTTGTAGTTGGGCAAGATCAGGTATCCGAATTTGAAGATCGGATGTTAGAGTATGCAGGGCTTAATGGAATTAATTTAGAAGTCATCTCTGCTGGCAATCGAATAGATGAGGCCGAAGGTGTTGAAGGTATAAGTGCAACAAAGATGCGTCAATACGCAATAGAAGGCAAAAAAACTTTATTTTTAGAGAATTTACCTACCACATTAAATGCAAATATTAAAAATCTTGTGTATAGAAACACAAGAAAAAAATTGATAAATCGCTAATTTGTCGGTATATTGCCCTGCAACATAAATATGTCGTAAAATGTTACATAGATTACGCTCGTGGTGAGGTAATCTCTTAAAGTGGCCTTAAAGGCACAGGAGACAACAATGTATAAATTTCCAGATCCCGCAGAATTTGTTACCGCAACTACAAATTACCTTAAGACTTTTCCGAAGAATGAAAAAGAAATTAAGGAAACTTTGCAAAAAGTTAAAAATGTATTTAAAGCCGAAGCAGCCAATAGCAAGAGTCTCTGGGCAACCTATCAGAAGATGACGACCGGCGATGCTTCTATCAACGAAATCACCGCAGCAAATAAGAAAGCACAAGAGTTGCTCAAGAGCACTCAATTTGCATTGCTGTTAGCAGTGCCCGGTAGTGTATTCTTGCTACCGGCAATTATTAAGTTTGCAAGCGAATATGATATAGATCTCGTTCCGAGCAGCGTATCTAAGGAATTTGGTCTGTAATTTGGATTAAAAGAAAAGGTCCCCCGGGACCTTTTCTTTTGACTATTCGCAGAATTGTGATAAATAATGATATGCGAATAATCGAAATTCTTTTACCTAGAGGCGCAAGTGATCGAAGTTTATCTTCGAAACAAGTGCAAAATATTCAAATGCTTCAACAGCGTATGAACTCTTACGTTGACCGTATTATGGATCCAAAAACTTCTTTGCAGGGTAAAGAATTTTTAAAGGCAAGACTTCGAGACGATTATTATGATCTCAAAGACGCAATGTCTTCTGTAACAGATAATTCTAACGACACTGTAATGGAAGCAGTTCATAAAGTTCCATTAACCAATGCAGATTTTGATCTTGTTAAAGAGTTAATGGAACGTCCAATTCCTGCAGCTATAGCACCAATCTATTTGCTCGAGATTTTTGAAGACGATGAATTTAGCGATATGATGCTGGAGCTTGAAGAATCCGATCCAGGTCGTGATGTTCGCCCCCTCGTAGTAGACTGGTTCAATCGAGTTATGCCGGATCAAATGCATCACTTTGGACAACCAACCGCAACCTATAAACAGAAAATGGGAATGTATTCTCCTGTCCACGGTTATGATCCGGATATCCACAAGGGTGGAAATATGACCGATACTGAATCTTCAGGAAATGCATACGGATATTTCTAATGAGTTATAGTAAAGTAGTCATCGAACATTTTGAAAATCCAAAGAATGTTGGCAGTATGAGTGTGGATGATCTTGATGTAGGTACGGGTCTCGTAGGCGCACCATCTTGCGGTGATGTTTTAAGATTACAACTTAGAATTGATTCTAATACAAATACAATTATAGATGCAAAATGGAAAACATATGGATGCGGATCTGCGATAGCATCATCATCTTATATTTCCGAAATAGTAAAAGGTTTAACATTAGAGGAGGCCGGGGAGATTAAGAATTCTTCTATTGCAGAAGAACTTGCTCTCCCTCCTTAACTTGTAAAAATTCATTGTTCAATCTTAGCCGAAGATGCTTTAAAAATGGCTATTGCAGACTATAAGAAAAAGCAAAGTTCATAAATTTACCCCCTGTTTGTATTTACTTAATAAATATTTACAGGGGGTAATGCTATGTGCGTCTGTATTATATGTAAGAATATATTTCAATCTAAAAATCCGAAGAGACCGGCTAAAACCTGTTCTAAGATTTGTAAAAATTTGCTGGCAAAAGAAATAACAAATAAGCAATTCGAAGATCCAGCAGCAAGAGAACATCAACGTCAGAAAAGTATTGAACAGAAAAAATCTTCTTCTTACATAGAAAAGCATCAGAAATCTATGGAGACAAGAACGGCAAGATGGAAAGAAGCTGGTCACCCACGAACAGGAAAATTACATACAGAAGATGCTAAGTTCGCAATTGGTAAATCTAATACCGGAAGATTTAAAGGTAAAACTTGGGAAGAAATTTTTGGTCCGGAAGTCGCAGAAAAAAGACGTAAACAGAATTCTAACTCAATGAGTAAGAAGAATGAGGTTCTATTAAAAGATAAAAGAAGCAATCTAGAAACTAAATTAATACCATATCTAACTGATTATGAAAATAATATACAGATAGGATACTATAACGTAGATTTTATAAATAGAAAAACAAATCATATTATTGAAGTGTATGGTGATTACTGGCACTGTAATCCAAAAATTTATAATGAAGATTTTATGCACCCTCATCTAAAGATGACTGCAAGTATGAAACATAGTATCGATAAGGACAGAGTATCTTACTTAGAAGAAAAAGGATATTCTGTTACGGTAATATGGGAGTCAGATCTTGATAATTTTATCTCTAACAGTACACCTTGACTTCTTGAAATTTAACTGCTACACTTGTAGACAGGCTAAGTATATTACAAAATAATAGTCAAGGAGAAATATGGCGAAGCTATCACCAGAAAGCATCTCTCGGTTAAAACAACTGATTGCAGATGGAAAACAAGTATTACAAGAATGTGAAGACCTAAAAGCTGGCCTTAATGATACGGTTAAAGCGGTTGCATCCGAATTAGATGTTAAACCTGCTGTACTCAATAAGTTAATCAAGGTGTGCCAGAAAGGCACGATGAACGATCAGCGTGAGGCATTCGATGAACTTGAAGAGCTTTACAAAGCTGGAGGTTTGGGTTAATGTATATTGATGCCCTTTTTAAGCGCGGCGGAACCGAAGAAGTAATTAAGATTGTCGAACGTGTAAATGGAAAACGTGTTTACAAGGAATACCAACCCGACTATCACTTCTTTATTAACGATCCACGTGGAACACACAAGTCTATTTACGACGATGCAGTTAAAAAGGTAGTTCCTAAGTCTTGGACTGAAAAACAAAAACTAGTGAAGCAAATGTCTGGCAACGTGAAGCGTTGGGAATCAGATGTTGATCCTATTTTCCGCGCACTCGAACAACATTATCAACACGTAGATGCACCGACTCCAAACATTGCATTCTTCGATATTGAAACCAGCTTTGACAAAGAAGCTGGTTGGTCCGAAGCAAGCGAGGCATTGAATTACATTACTTCAATCTCTGTGCATTTGCAATGGCTAGATGAAATTATCTGTTTAGCATTACCGCCAGAGACACTGACGTGGGACGAAGCGCAGGCAATTGCAGATGAAGTAGGTAATGTAGTTCTATTCAAAACTGAAGCAGATATGTTGAATGCATTTATCGATGTTATCGAAGATGCAGACATTCTTAGTGGTTGGAATAGCGAAGCATACGATATTCCCTATATAGTAAATCGTATTAAGCGAGTGCTGGGTAAACAAGAAGCTCGCCGACTCTGTCTATGGGAACAACCACCAAAGGAACGTACATTTGAACGTGGCGGCAAAGAAGAACAAACTTATGATTTGATTGGGCGAGTACATATCGACTATATGCAAATCTACAAGAAATATAACTATGAAGAACGACATAGCTATGCGTTGAATGCTATTGCAGATGCTGAATTAGGCGAGAGTAAAGTAGCTTACGAAGGTACGTTAGACGATTTGTACAATGATGATTTTAAGTTATTCTTAGAATACAATATTCAAGATACTCGTCTGTTAGATAGACTTGATAAGAAGTTACAATTTATTGACTTAGCTAATTCTATTGCACACGCAAACTGTATTCTACTTCCGACAGTGATGGGTGCGGTTGCAACAACCGATCAAGCAGTTCTTATGGAGGCACATAGTCATAATAAAGTATGTCCCGATAAGAAGCACGGACGCGACGAAAAAGAATCACGGGCTGCAGGTGGATGGGTTGCAACGCCACGTAAAGGACTTCATAAATGGGTTGCATCTACCGATATGAAATCTTTGTATCCATCGGTGATTAGAACATTGAATATGAGTCCAGAGACTATCGTGGGACAGATTAGGCTTGATAGGACAAATGCTGCAATCGAAGAATATATGCTCAAAGGCGGCAAACATACTTTTGCACAGTGGTGGAATGATAGATTCAACGTATTAGAAATGGAAGACTTTTATAACGAAGATATTGCTAACAAGCTTATACTCGATATGGAAGACGGAAGCACATTTGAAGTTACAGGCAAGGAATTGTATGACTTAATTTTCTCAGGTCAACAGCCTTGGTGTATTAGCGCAAATGGTACAATCTTTAGAACAGATAAAGAAGGTATTATTCCTGCATTGTTGACACGTTGGTACAGCGAACGTAAGACCCTACAAGGTATTATGACAAACTATACCGATATTGAAGATAACGTTAAGATTGAAGGTGTAAAGATTCCCGAATCTTTATTTACAAACAACGATATCTCCGACGTAGAGGTCAAGGCTAATCCCTACTCCGAGGCAGAAGCATACAAACCAAAGAAATTAGCCGAAATCGTTGCAGAAGGACACAGGAAGCGTGTAGTTCAATATATGAACCAACATAATTTGATGGTTAAAGACGGGAAAGCAATTCACCGTGATCAGAAAGCGTTAAAGCGTATTATCGGATTTTGGGATAAGCGTCAGCTTGTTAAGAAGATTAACCTAAACTCTGCTTACGGCGCGTTGTTGAATGCCGGTAGCAGGTTCTTCGACCAACGCCTTGGGCAATCGACTACTTTGACTGGTAGAACAATTACAAAGCATATGGCAAGTAAGACAAATGAAATGATAACAGGACAATACAATCACTATGGCGAAGCAATTGTTTACGGTGATACTGACTCCTGCTATTTTTCAGCTTATCCTAGTCTGCGTAGAGAAATTGAGGCAGGTGAGATTGACTGGTCTAAGGAAGCTATTATCAGCTTATATAATGACTTGGCAAAAGCAGTATCGGCAACGTTCCCAGAATTCTTGCTTACCAAACTAAATGTCCCAGTTAAGCGTTCAACCGGCGTAATTGCAAGTTCGCGTGAAACCGTGTCAGAAACTGGTCTGTGGATCGTTAAGAAGCGTTATGCTTGTTTAATGTTCGATAAGGACGGAATTAGACTTGACGTTGGTGATAAGCCAGGTAAGGTTAAGGCTATGGGATTGGACTTGAAGCGTGCAGATACTCCAAAGTTTGTGCAAAAGTTCTTATCTGAAATTCTTATGGACACTTTGACCGGCAAAGGTGAGAACTATGTGATTGAGAAAATTCGACTATTCAAGGAACAATTTGAAGATATGAAACCTTGGAAGCAAGGTACTCCGCGTGCAGTTAACAAGCTATCTCATTACAGGGAAAAGCTTGAGGATGCAATGCACAAGAAGCTCAAGGGTATTGAGGTAGGCAATCTACACGTACCTGGACACGTTTCTGCAAGCCTAGCGTGGAATAAACTTAAGGAAATCAATATGGATCAGCACGCTATGAAAATTATTGACGGACAAAAGATTATTGTATGTAAGCTTCGTAATACTTCAGAGAATACCTTAACTAGTATTGCGTATCCAGTTGATGAATCACATTTACCAGATTGGTTCTTAAACTTACCATTCGACACAGATGGTATGCAAGCTGGTGTAGTAGACCAAAAGGTACTCAACCTCTTAGGTGTTCTAAAATGGGACTTCAGTCGTACGAAAAAGGAACACGCTCACTTAGAAACCTTGTTTGACTTTAGCGGTATGTGATTGACATTTCGTTAAGAAACCTGTATACTCTTTATAATATAGGAGTGTATGTGTTTACTCTCTCCACAAAAATAAAAGGATTAAAATGTTATTAGATGCATTAAAAGATATTGTAAAGCACACCAGTTCTTTGGGCTTTATTGATATGGTTAAGATTGTTGGCACAGATAAAGATGCCAAGATTGAAGCAATTGAC